GCCTAGCTTGAGGCTGCCGACCTTGCCGCTGCCAACCTTGCCGGCGCCAACCATGCCGGTGCCAACCTTGCCGGTGCCAAGCTTGACGGTGCCAACCTTGCCCGTGCCAACCTTGCCGGTGCCAACCTTGCCGACAAATCAGAACTTCAAGGCGACAGACCAATTCTGCAAATTGGCCCGATTGGTTCGCGCTGTGCGTATTTCGTCGCATACCTGACAAACAACGGATTGCGTCTTCACGCCGGTTGCTTCTTCGGCACTCGTGATGAGTTCGAAAAGAAGCTTCAAGACGAACACGATAACAACGATCACGCCAAAGAGTACCGCGCTGCGCTGGCGATGATCGATGCTCATGCCGAAATCTGGACGCCAAAGCTAGAAGAGAAAGAGGCCGCGTGATGCGCAACAACTCACTCAGCTACGCAGAAGAGGCACGGCGCGACGAACTCGAAATGCTGCGCTATTCCTGCATCGGCCCGGACGAACAGGACGCCGAATACACGCGCCAGGACATTCAGCGCGAGAAGATGATCGAGGACGACATGGATAAGGCTTATGAGGAGGTTACGCAATGACCTACTTTCACGGAATCTGTCTTTCTGCGGTGTTCGTGCTGTGGATCTGTGTGGACGCTATTTCTAACTATGTGACTGGGGTATTGGCATGAGAACGATTACCGCAACCGTGAATGCAGGCGTTTATGGCGGATATACAACGCCGGATGAGTTGATGAACACCGAACCCGAGCAGGCAATTTCACGCATCAACCTATCAGCGGATATTCCTGATGGATGGGTCAAGGTAGGGACCGCCACCGTCACCGTCACGTTTGACGACGACAACACGATCACCGGAAACCTGATCGACTCGCTCAAGGCGAAGAAGTCCAAGACGCTTGCCGATGCTCAGGTCGAAGCGAATGCGATTGAGCAGAAGATTCAAAGCCTGATGGCGATTGAGTACAAGCCATGTCAGACGACCGAGGGCTGATGTACTGGCAGCAGCAAGGACAACTCGAACAACTGAATAACGAACTTCGGAGCAACGAACATGAGCATCACATCAATGGTTTTGGGCGAGAGCGGAACGGGCAAGACGACCAGCCTGCGCAATCTCGATCCAGCACACACACTGCTGATTCAATCGGTCAAAAAACCGCTGCCATTCCGTTCTAACGACTGGAAACCGGCAACGAAAGAAAGCGGAACGGTGTTCGTCACGGACAACAGCGCGACGATCTGCGAGGCGATGAAGCGAACAAAGAAGGAAATCATCGTGATCGATGACTTTCAATACCTTCTCGCAAACGAATTCATGCGCCGCGTGACCGACGTTGAAACCGGGAATGCCGCCTTTGCCAAGTACAACGAAATCGCCCGTCACGCTTGGGATGTACTGATGACGGCATCTTCGCTACCGGATCACAAGCGCGTTTATATCCTGAGTCACACCAGCACGGACGACTTCGGGAAAACCAAGATCAAGACGATCGGAAAGCTCCTGGACGAAAAGATCGTCATGGAGGGACTTGTAACGATCGTCCTGAAAACCGTTGTTCAAAACGGCAACTACCTTTTCTCAACCAGGAACAGCGGCGCAGACACCGTGAAAAGCCCGTTGGGACTGTTTGAAGAAGAACTAATCGACAACGACCTAGCAACCGTCGATGCGTCGATTTTCAACTACTACGGCTTGCAAGAAGCCGCTTAACTCAAGGAATACGAATCATGGACTACACACTGAATCCAGAAGCCGCCAAGCAAGCCGACAACATGTTTTCGCGCATTGAAGAGAAAGGTAAGTATCTTGGAACGCTCACCCGAGCCGAGCAGATTGTCAGCAAGAAGGGGAGCAAGGGAGTCGACTTCTCGTTCAAGACGGACACCGGCGCAACGGCTGACTATCTGACCGTCTGGACGCACAACGGCGAAGGCAAGCAGTTGCAAGGTTTCAATACGCTGATGGCGATTATGACCTGTCTGCGCGTCAAGGAATTGAAGGCAGAACAGGGCGAGGTCGAGAAGTACGACAACGACGAAAAGAAGCGCGTCAAAGTTCAAGCGCCTTTGTTCAAGGCGCTGATGAACAAGCCGGTCGGACTCCTTATTCACATGGAAGAGTACGAAAAGACCGCAGGCGGAACGGCTTGGAAACCGTCTATTTCCGCACCATTTGACGCAGACGAATTCACCGCCAGCGAAATCCTGAACAAAGCAAAGCAACCTGAAACGTTGGCAAAGATGGTTCAAGCGTTGCGTGATCGTCCGTTGAAGAACGGGTCGGCCAAGCCGGCGCAGACCTACGAAAGCGAAAACCCCGGCGCCGGGTTTGAAGACACCGAAATTCCGTTCTAAGGAGAAATCGCCGTGATGCTCACCTTCGATATAGAAACGCTGCCGACGACTGACGCCGAAGTGATCGCCAGTCTAGCCGAAACCGTAAAGGCTCCTGGAACGCTCAAGAAGCCAGAATCCATCGCGGCATGGATGGAAGAAAACCGCGAATCCGCTGCGGCTGAACTTGTAGCCAAGACCTCGTTTGATGGCCTGTATGGATCGATCGCCTGCATCTGCTATCAGTTTGACGACGGCGAAGTGTTCAGCGTGGATTGCAACACATCCGGCGACGAAAATACCATGCTCGAACACTTCTACTCGCACGTGTTCGACATGGTTTGCACGGAGTATCACGGCGGGATTGCAAGTCAGAACTTGACGGTCTGCGGCCACAACATCGCCGGATTCGACCTTCCGTTTCTCAAGCACCGTTCGATCATCCTTGGCGTCAAGCCGCCCGTTGCGCTGCTCAAGGCGATGAATGCGAAGCCCTGGGATACATGCATCGCCGACACGATGTTGATGTGGTCTAGCGACTCGCAGAAGCGCGCCAGCATGGACAAGCTGTGCAAGGCGTTTGGCTTGGAAGGAAAAGGCGACTTCGACGGTTCGATGGTCGCAGAAACATGGCCGGTCGATCATCAGAAGGTAATCGACTACTGCAAAGACGATGTGCGCAGGACTCGCGCCATGTACAAGCGAATGACGTTCGACACCTATATCCCGGCGATGGAGTTGGCAGCATGACGCCCTACGCCCACTACGCAGCCAAGCCGCTGCCCTGCTCCGTTCCGCTGGCCGTCGTTCTGTACGGCGCCGGGAATCATCAGCCCGTCGTATCACGCAAGGTCACGTTTGCGTGTGATGAGCTTGAGGACTTCACCGATGAAAGCTACATCGTCAAGGAGAAGACGAAGCGCGCGTCAGTGCAGAAGCGTGATTCATATGAGCGCTACGTCGCCGTTCTGAGCAAGCAGAAATGGACAAGCTCGCGCGAAATCTCACGAGCGCTGCATATCTGCGTTCCGTCAGTGAATCGCTACCTGCACTCGTATGAGCATCTGTTCGTCAAGCGGCAGGAGGTCAAGCGCGGCGTGGTTACGAATTTGTGGAGCCTGAAATGCGCTCCCGCCTAATCTTCGCCGGTCAGGTTGCAATCGTGGCGACCTGTGCGCTGATGGTCGGCGTGAAGGTTGCCGAGGCGGTGCGGATGATTGCGGGGTGGCTGTGAAGACTAACGCACTAGCTCAGGGGCGCGAGCATAGCGAGCGTCCCTCTGGAGCGGAGGGTTAGGCATGAAGGCCAAGCACTGCGACACCTGCCATAACAAGGTTGTTGAAGAAGCGATATTGACGGGCGGGCAATGGAAAACCTGCGTGCTGACATGCGCGCTCGGCCACAAGCCTAGATTTTTCAAACCGCGATATATCCACGATTACGAGTGGGGATGGAAACGGAAATGCTCCGACTACAAACAGGAAGGAAACTGAAATGGGCTACATCGTGATGAGCGCACCACTGCGCAAAGAGGCACCCGAATGGTTTGCACCACTGGCCTACGGCAATGACAGAGAGATTGCGCCGGATCAACTGCTGCGACGCGGAGGGCGGGCGACGATGTTCGCCACGCCGGCAGCGGCAAACACAGCGATCCGCGACACGATTGCGAAGGCGCGCGCCGATGGTGACAAATGGCCGGACAAGTACGGCATCTATTTGCTGACGGTAGAGGATGCGCCGCCTAACGCTGAGCTAACGGGCGGGCCGGACGCCGCCAAAGAAGGAGATGAAGCATGAACACTGAGCCTGTTGAACGAAGGCACGTTTCCGGCCCGTCCGCCGTTGAGCGTTGTGTTGTGCGGCTGCGCTGCTGGTGGTTTGGCTGCGAGCCGCACCCGCAAGACCCAGCGCCGCCGGATGAGATTACGTGCATGCACTGCGGCCGGAACGTGCCCTACGGAGACATGGTTGGCGACACGATCCACAACCGGACGATGGACTGGCTGCGCTACTGGATGTGGCGGCGTTGGCTGCCGGAGAAGTGCCCAGCATGCGGAGCCCGATATGGGCACCGTGGCGACTGCGACGGGATACCGTTTTGATGACGCACAACGCATAGTCGACGTTTGTCTACCTGTTTCACCATCCGGGCGTTTGCAAAATCATAGACTTACGATAGAGCGATCTGTCAGGAACAGCCACCAAACGGCACAAATTGTCCTGGCAACGGC